AAACGTATGATAGTGTCAATAAATCACTAGCATACCTGCGCTTATTCATGCGCCTACAAAAACTAAAGTATAAGGAAAAGAAGCCGAATGGCCCCTTCACGACCATTCGAATAAATGTCCACTGTAAATTCATACATAGGATTTTCGTCAAGGGACCAAGGGAAATTCCTCCGCACACAGCAAATTGAAACCTTAGTTCTTGGATGTATTGTAACTGACAAAACTTAACAGGGAAACAAAAATAAGACTAGATCTTTCCACAATCTAGAATCGTGCTAATAAATGCAACCTAGCACGAAAGGTTCAAAATAGTTATGTATGTGAAATCATAACAGGGGGACATCCTATAAAATAGGACAATTGAAAATCGTCATTAAACGATCTCGTTAGAGTGAAAGCACTCAGGTTATTGTTAACTGTATTGATATACAACGCAGATTGACTCTTAGTAGAGTCAGCAACCCAAGCATCATTAATAGAATCAGGAACCACATAAGAAGCACGAAGCTTGTTCATATAAGGTATCTGGTAAAAATGGTTATTTTGGGGATCAGCATGATGCGTAGCATTACTATTAACAACGGGTCCAAGTGTAGTTCCTCCAGCTGTAGCGAGATTTTTCAAGACAAAAGTAGAATCGGTGGCACCAAAACAATTAACATTAACCAAGGTACCTAAAACGATATCTTGGCCTCCGCTAGTATCTGGGATGTAAAATCCAACTCTAGCTCCCCCACGAAATAACCTATACATTACAGCTATATTATTATAAGGATCACCAAATACAGCAGGAATGGTGATACCAGAAGAAGTTGATGCTTGAATAGAGGAACCCCATGGATAATATAATGCATTCTTATTAGCTACACTAGGAACAAAAATAGAATAATACCTAGAAAGTATCTGTTTTACTGAAACAAAAGCTTCACCAAAACAGCTAGCTGAAAAGTCTGCAATGTGGGGCATAGATTTAGAATCACCCATGCTCCCTAAATTACACTCGGGATCTACATGAGGAATTAGACTCTTGGAATGAGCCTGGTAAGCGGGCTGCCACATTTCACTAGTGAGAGCACCGCCATTAAATTCAAAGTCATCACCTCCCGACCAAAACAATAAAATCTCTACAGTAGCAGAGACAGTCTCAGGAGCCCTAAGCTCATTAAGAACAATGACATCAAAACGTCCAGAAGTATAGTAAGAATCATTTCCCGTATAAGTGGCACAATAAGGTGCATCCAACAAATAAGGGAGTTCAAACATAACTTCATCACATATTGAAATATCAATTATCTCTCTAAGAGACAAAATTGAAGTATTTAGATCAGGAGCGTTGATAACATTGTGACCAGGTGTCCAAGTAATCTGCAAACGTCCAGTATGAAACTGGGTCTTAACAAACTTCATACGGACCCTAAATGAGCCCCTCCAGTGTGAAAAGTAGGGTGCAAGATAAGCAATAGGACCTCCAACAGCCCAACCACTAACATGAGCACCATCAGTAGTACTACCAGTGACACGCAAATTAAGTGGAGTGAGTAAAATAGGATTACCCGCTAAGTTCGTTCCAGAAGCTTGGTTAGTAACCCAAACAAGAGAATACTGGTTACTAGAGGTGGAGCCTGGAAGGGCCAATACCTCAACACGCTTTAAAAACTCAAAACACATTTCATCATCAGGCCTCCCGGTAACATCAGTTAAAATCCGTAACTTATTATCAGAACGATAAGCCAAAGGGATCCCAGGATCTGCACCATCAGTGGTAGTCTCATACCTATTATTCTGATGGATGGTATACATGGCAGCAGTGTTCTGAACAGGCTTAGAAAACCCAAACCAGGAAGCAATACCAGCAGCTAACTCAGTAGCCCATGCAACGGGCTGTGCCCAATAGTTCAACAAAGGGACAACAGTCAACGCATCAGCAACTTGATTGGCGACCCTGAGGGCCTTGGTAATAGGACCTCCAGATTGTAAAGCCTCCGACTCTTGTTCAGATTTAGAAACTTTCCTACCAGTAATCTTTTTACCCTGTATACAGGCGGGAGCAGCAACCTCAAAGTCCTCAAAGGACAAATAAACTGTAATATCCGCAGTTTGGGGACCAGCTGCATCAACAACCAAAGGAGAAAGGACAGTAATAAACCACTGCCCCCAGTCATTGGTAGAATTGGTCAAGTTATACCAATCAAACGGATTAACGTAAGGAATAGTAAGCTCGACCGCAGTATCACGACAAGATATTGCAATACCTGGTTGCTGTACTTTCAAAGCTAAATTAATATTGTACATGGTCAAATTGGTGGTTAACATTTGATCACCAGGTAAAAAATGCAACAATAACATTCCTGCTTGAAAAGGAGTGGCATTCAAAACTAAGCGAAGCTTGGCAGTACCACGACATAACGTAAAACCCTCTAACTTATGAGCCCAAGGGGCAACCGAGTTCATAAAAGTCCCAATAAAAGAATTGGGCGCATTTATAATAGCATTAGCAGCATCAGCAGCATGCCAAGTAGTCTGATAAATAAGCATAGGCTTAGCCATAAACTCTTTTATGTCGGTGTACTCATCTCCATACTTGGAAAGCGAAGGAGTATTACTAAATATTTTCATATCAGTAGTTCCCTCCTCAAACATTTCTGTAGTAATTTGAGAAGAAGTATTAGTAGGCGCGTCCATACACGCAAATCTATCACTATTATCATCCTGGATAGTGTCCAAAGGTAATGGGATACCAACTATATCCCTTAAGCTGTAATTACCATAACTAAAATTTTCAAAAATTGTACTCATCATGTAACAAAAACGGTATTTTAAGACTACCCAGTCCGGATCAGTTTAAAGACATACCAGGTCCCCGGTTTGAGAAGCACGGAACTTCATCGCAATACTATGCACATATGAAGAGGAGACCACCCCTCAATTTAGATAAACCAGGTCGAGTTATTATTTTATACATATGTACATAATATGCGTCCAAAGTAAGATTAAGGGTACCTTACAAACCGGACCAGTTTAACGACTAGCCAAAGTCGGGACTAAACTATACGAAGGTATTGTCACTACTTGATACAAAGTAGAGACACACCTTCCAGTCAGTCCTCTTGGGTCTAAAACCATATAGACCAGCGACAGTTGTAACTAATAGGGGTACAAAAGCATTAAACTTCTGTTCACCCCAAAAACTATACTCGTCTATAACGGTTTGAACAACCTCCTCAATATTACTCTCATTAGTAGTAGACCAATAGAGCATATTGAACAAAGTGGCCTCTTTCAAAGCCCCTACATACCTGCCCAATTCTTCACAATATAACCAAATCCGCTGCTCAAATGAAATCTCTTCCATTGTACGCAACGGTTTTACATTAGAATTATCCGACTTAAGATCATCGGTATATTGGATACGCAACTCTTTAAAAACATCAACAAAATGCTGATGCGTGCACCAATCGATACCATGACGAATGCCAACTACATGATCATCACCGCACGTAACAATCCTTATATCCTTCTCTAATTCAGCCAAATCAACAATGTGTGATTCATTGACTGAAAGATGGGATATGCCTCGATGTTTAAAATAACAAACAAGATAGGCATACCTGAGCAAGACACAATTATAAACACTATTACCAACTAAAGTGAAATATCTGCCTGAAGCCAGACCTGATATCCACAAATATATAAT